TCACTCAACGGTTACTGGTTCTTGAGTTTTATCGAGCGTATTTTTGCCGGCGGCAAATTTGAAATGTCCATCCGTCACCTGCAAATAATGTTTCGCTGCTACCAGTTGGCTATTTCCCATCCACGCACAAACAACATGCAGCGGGAATTTTTGCGTTAATTCTGTTTCCCGGCTGCTGCGTAAATTCTGAAACAGCTTCGGCCATGGTTTCAATTGTGCTTTACAAATGATACGCTCAAAGGATGTGCGAAGATTAGAATTTTTCTTGCGATAACGGGTAATCAAATACTCCGTTCCCGCCGCCGCATGATCAAATGCTTCCTGCAGGTGCGGCAATAGTTCAGGGTAGATCGGCATAATACGCATATCCTTGCCTTGGTGATGTTCTGTCTTGGGGCTATGGACAACCATTCTGGAACGCGCCCAATCAATATCTGCCCATCTGATACCCAAAACTTCTGAAGGGCAGCGCAGACCACCGTATCTGCACAACGCGAATATTAACCGCCACTGCTGATCGGGACAAGCCTCCAATACCTTTTCTGATTCCTGTGTCGTTATAAAATACATTCTGGCTCGGTTAGGCTGCACTGCCACTTTTACACCTTCAAACGGATTCTTTTCGATAATATCCTTACGAATGGCGGCACGAAAAAACTGTTTTGCAACGCCGCATCGCCTTCTCACCGTATTATCGGCCAGGCTCATGCTTATCAGCCTGAGCCGCCATCCATCAACGTCACCAGCCGTTATATCTCGCAGAATCTTATTTTCCCCGAAATATTCTATCAGATTATTGCGGACATGCACATAGGACATGCGAGTGCCGGGCTTGACATCGATTCGAGAGTGCATATAGCCCTCGATGAAGTTTTTTAGTGTAACAACTTGCCTTTTGGGAATCAATCCAACCGCTGCGAGCTTACCGAGCATTACATCACCCAGTGATGCCACCCAGCGTGATATCTCCGGATCAGGTGAACAGCCCAAAAGAGCGCTGCTAAGCAATGACTCAATCCTAATTTTTGTAAATTCTGCCATCCTTTGCGATGCATGTCCCAGACGGATTGTTCTGCGTTTGCCGTCAGCGCAAACAAATTGTATACTTCGCCTGTTGTCGGACGAAGAGCGTGAAATACTGGCCATAATTTTTCAATCCTGCAAAAAATATACTTGCAATTTCAAATCTGATAATTCGAGAACTTTTTTTGCTGCTCGATATATGCGACCAAATCCTGCGGATCGTAGCGGACAAGCCGATTAATCCGAATGGATCTAATTTTGCCGTCCTTTGATAGCTGCCACATTGTCCGGGCAGATATGCAAAGTGCCTTGGCGGCCTCATTAACCGTTAAGAGCAGTGGTTTTGATTCTGGAATCATTTTTCTATCTCCTTAAAAAAGTTAATTAATACGATTACTCACATTGTTCTTTCAAAAAATTTACACAAATTTGTTCCATTGCCATTATATTAAAATTCAATCCCGCCCATAGCCTCTACAATGTCATAAATCCATTCTGTTGGGGCTTCAACCTCTACTAATACGCCGATTTTAGTTAAATTCTCTGTTGGCGAGGCCGAATCCTTTGCCCTTGCTCCGAATTTATAGAGATGCTCATCTTCGCCTGCCCAATCAGTCGCCGTATAAAGTTTTGTCAGGTTGTGAAACGCCGTTGGAACGCCAGAATAATAATCACCGGTGTTTGTGATTTCTATATAATCCTCGCCTACTTGGCTTACCGTGGAAATCGGATTACTAAGTTCACCGCCTTCCAATTGAACCTTATCGCCAATCGCCGTATCACCGGGTTCGCACCCAATAGAAAACACTCCACCGCCAATAGGAACAAAAGACACGATTTCTATCGGCTCAAGCGGAATATCTTTTAGCCAAACTGAAGTTTCTCTGCTTGTCAGCCATTCGCTCGTAAGCCCGGCATCATCATCACAGACAGTTTGATATTTAACAGGGTCATTTCCTTCGTGGTCTTCACACAGGCAAATTGTTGATGCAATTCTCAATTCAAACTTCGGCGGTGTTTCACCATTCTTGGGGATGTAAACAAAATCTGCATGTGGGTTAATATCAAACACAGGCGGGTCTGGACGCGGTGGGGTTGTATCGGCAACGGGAGTTGCAGGAACATCTTTATGGCCGATGAAATCTCTTTGCCACACAGATTCAGGAACATCTTCCCAATCAATGACAATTGTTATAGTTCCATCTTTAAGCGATACACCACGGAGTCCCAAAAACTGCTGCCCACCAACCGTAGTATCGCCTTCGTAAACGTCCCATTTCAAATCATTGTTCAAATTATTTGGTTTTATCAGATACCATACACCAAGGGCAACGCCGCCTACATATTTATAACGCATCACTGCTGTTTGGCCAAAGTCGATTATATAATTACTAAGTCCAGAACCGCTTTGAGAACCCTTATAATCCATGCACTGGGTTGATATATCATCATTTGGGTCAAATTGAACTTGTTCCGCCTGCGCTATTCTAATTATAACCGTTTTTGGTAACGAAGTTAGAGCTTCCGGCCAATTAGCAACTTGAAAGGCACATTTATAATAGTAAGATTCAGCGCCGGCAAAATGAACACCACCAACAACAGCTTCCCAAGCTGCTGAGAATCCATCGTCAAATTTTGTACCAGCGTCCCACATTCCGCTTTGCATCTGAACAGAACGCCAACCGAGTTCTTGAGAGATATGGTCTTCAGGCAAAATTCCGCTATGTAATTCGTTTTCCCAATTATCAGGGTCATCGCTTGCCTGCGTTGGCATATATGCGGCTGCACCTTTAGCCAGAGCCAATACGCTGCTGCCATTCATATCAAACAAACCAACTTTTATTCCCTTTGTAGTTACGCCGGTAGATATATCCCTGTAAATGTTTAAATCTAAAAGTTCTTTCATCTCAAGCATCAATTCAGCGGTTGGATAATAATGGATTGTATAACTCATAACGCCGCCAGTTATCTCCCAGGAAGCATTTATGCCATCGTGCCGCTGACTGATTTCCTTGTTCCAGCAAATAAGAGAATAGCCGGTACAATCCTCTGAGCATATTACGGTTGTTTTATTAACATCAGAATCGTACTTTACCGACAGCGCATAGGCCGGTAAAACATCTCCAAGTGCCGCAGTCGTTGAATTGCATAGGTGTATCATCCAGCCTATTTTAAGATTGCTTATAATATCGCCGGCAACTGTAAAAGTATAATTGTCGTTTTTTGTTATTGCCGCATTCTTATTATCGAAGTAATTCAATGTTGGTAATCCTGATGCGACATTTGTTCTTGCCCCAAACCAGCAATCATCACTGCCGTAACCGGATACTGGCGGGGTAACATCTGCGTTCCAGGCATCTTTTCTGTGTGCAGGCTCACCCATTTCCATAGACCGCATAAATGGTGATATTCGCCCAAGCGAGTTATGCCACGTCCTTCGCCACGTTCCTAATAAAGAGGCAGAATCGCATTGCCAAATCGTTTTACACTCATCTGCGGTTGTAAGGGGAATATAATTATGCTCATCCCACTCTATTGCCCTGCGCGGAAACGATGATGGTGACCATGGATAAGCAGTATCAAAGTACCAATCATAATAGCCACGTTTCTTTAAAAATAACTCGAAGCCAGATTCGTTCTCACCCCATTTATCATCATTTACTGGTGGGTAGTCGTCCCAGGCATCGCTTTTATCTTCCTGGCCCGCTGACACACCGTAAAAAGTCCTGAAATTGGCGATATAAGTTGAATCTGCAGGGAGCCTAAAACCGCCACAACTCAAAATTATTTCAATCTTGGGCTGTAACGCACCGCATATTTTAGGATTATACGACCAGCCGGATGTTTCTGTAAGTATGGATATTGAATTGTCCTGCGGTGAAAACATCGTATGGGCGTATTGATTTCCTGTCCATTCCAATTTACCACCATTAATAAGTTTCCCCTGTTTAGCGGTCTCGGATATTTCATCCCATATCCATCTATCCCATACATCAAATACAGCGCCAAGAGCCGACGCAACTGTGATACATTCGTGGTCGAAAGCGACCTTTGCGCCAAAGTCAAAATCCTTCTGCTGAGTATCATTATAAATCAAAGGTACAGTTTGTTCTTTAGGGTCAGTCTGCGCTGGATAATAAAGCGCCGGTGAAAAGTATCTCTCATCACGTCCTCGCTCGCTTGGTGTGTAGTACACAATCGAATTAAAATGAACCTTGCCCAGAAAATTCTCGTCCCAATCGTAATAGTAATTGGGTGATGGTGCAAGTTCCCAATTTGCGTTTGATGTTATCCATTCAGATACGCTCTCCCACTCGTCAGGATTCTCAGGAGGTGGGACGGCAGTATTTACTATATTATTTTTCGCTTTCCAGCCACCCATATAGCTTACACAGTCATCTTCATTGTACGCACCGGAAGCCCAAGTTGGATAGTGGATTACTGTTGGCGGGCCAATAAATGGCGGGTCTTTTGTTGCATAAACATCATTGTTATACAAATCCCTTATATTTTTCCAGCGCACCCACCGCTTGACTCCGTGAACATCAACCTCTGTCGATACCTCCCATAGCCCGGCATATCTCCAAATTGGATTTTGATTATTATAAGCAGGCAGCACAGAAACATTCCACTCCAAAGCCGAATCATCATACTTACCGGCGTGAAGATGTTCGAGCAGCCAGATGATTTTTCGCAGGTCTTCATAGTACAAATGGTCAATAACAATACCGGCAGGATACAAAGACTTATTCGCTGCATAAGCTTTGAGCAAAGCCCATTCTGCCAACTGCCAGTAAAATTGATTCTTCGTTGCCATATTTGAAGCTTAAAATTCTAAATTCTAATATCGAAATCCTAAACAAATCCAAATTACCAAAACTCAAATGACCAAACCTGCAAATCGGCGTTTTGAGCCTTCCCGCCGTGCAGCACCCGTCGCGGCAGGTGAAAATTCGAGTTTTGAATTTGTTTCGGATTTAGAGTTTAGTGCTTCGGATTTCATTTAAACACCGCCTGCATAATTTTAGCATCTGGATTATATCGAAGCGTTGCAAGTTCCCTTGTTCCTGCATAATTCAAATTCTGCCTGAAATAGTATTCTGTGTTTTCATTGACGACGCGGCTAACAACTTCAGCTATTTCGCCAACTTCAATCCAGGTTGCACAATCTCGAATATCGAAGTTCGCAACATTCCTGTAATCAAGAGCGTATTGAATTTTAATTTCTTCAGATTGTTCCCAATAAGTCGGGCTCGATACGGGGTCGTGACCAATGTTGCCGGCAGATTTTGAAACATATTTTAAGTTATCACTCCCAATACATTCTGCAAATTCCGCGTAAGTTGTGGCCGGGTTATAAGTTTCTGTGCCATCGCCAACAAATCGACAGGTATAATAAGATCTGCCAGTAACACCACCGATTGTATAAACCGGCATTTCGATAACCTTGACCCATACAATCGAATCCCCGCCTCCGCCCGATGAACCAAACCTTACAACTGCCCACTTTGTTCCTGTGCCTGATTCTTTCCAAAGTATTGAAACTGCGCCGCTTGCCGCGCTGTCTAAAAGGGCGTGGTCGCTGTCTTTGACATCCGCAAACTTATGAGTATCATCAGTAACGTTTATCTGAACCTGACAGACTCCGTGAGCAAAGGCACTGCCGATTGAGCCATTGGCAATAGGTTCCTGGCAAATAACAAAGCGGCCGCCCGCATGGTCAACGGAGGTGGGAATCACGCCTGTCAATACAACTTTGTTTTTGAACTGCGGCAGGGCATCGGAATCTGCCGGACTGAAAACAACATCCGAAATCCCAAGAACATCAAACCTTGCAGCATCCGAGCCGGATGAGTTTTTGATATATACACTGCTGGAATAGCCACCCTGGCCAGTACCATCGCCGCCACTGGTTTTGTTCCGCTGATAGGCTTCCGCCGTTTCGAGCATCGCATTATACGCTCTTGCCGGTATAGCAAGCCTTTGACCGGCCTGAACTCTTTTGAATCCATCACCCATTTTTAAATCCCAAGCCCACCAAAATTGCCATATTCGTAAACCTGTTCAATATAGACGGCAACAGGCTTTTTAATCAAAACCTTCGCGTTTGTGTCAGTATCATTGTCATATCTGACCCACAGATATTCCCATCCCTTTTTCGCAATGCCAGTAATTGAGCCAATTGTTTTGTTCGTGATGTTCGGGCTTGCTGAAAATTTAAATGTCATTTCCCAATCGCCGCGATTGCCGCGCTTTGAGCCGGATGCCCCCATAAACAAAACCTCTCCTGCACTATACCCACCCCATGATGCATTATTAACCTTGCCGGTGAGTGCAAAAAGAGTCTGCTTATAGGTTGGCGTTACTTGTGCGGATGTGAAGATGTACGTATCCGACCATGTGAACACAGGCACTGTAATATCGCAGCCATTTACACTGTTATTATCAACGCAAATAGCGCCATCATAAACCGGAGCGACTTTACCTGATGGCGCGTACCTGCTAATCGTTGACAGACTTTGTGTAATATGTTGAGTGCCACCGCCAGTTTCAAAAGAAAAATTCGACTCGCTTTGCTGCTGATTGCCCTGAAAACCATATTTGGCGACACCTTCCCAAATCGTCTGTGCAATTTGAGAAACTTCGCACGAAACTCTCGGTAAATTGTTCCAGGTAGAAGGAGCTGTCGATTCGAGTATCGAAACAGCCGCACCATCGCTATCTGTATTCTGGATAATGTATTCAACCTGTGCGCTCCCGCTAAGCGAACTGACAACCTGCCTGCCAAGATATTTTTCTTCGCAAGTTACTGGCATTATTCAAACTCCTGCCCGCCATCTGCTGTGTTATCCGCTATCTCTGCGGTATTATCGGCAGTCTCCTGAGAAGCCGCCGCAATCTTTTGCATTACACCGCCAGCGCCAAGCCCAGATAGTCCTGATGCTGAAAACGTGCCAACTGCTGTAGCGCCACCGGCTGAAACCATATCACTAAACTTCGGAGGTACTTTCGGCAGAGCAGGGGCCTTTCCAGCTGCCGGTTCCGCGGCTTTTGCGAGTGATGATTGCCACTGGCTTTTTGCTTTGTCAAGTTCCGCACCAACAGCCGCCAGTCTATCTGCCGCTTCCTTGTCATTTGCGGCCAAATCATTCGCATAAGCCTGAGCGGTTGTGTCCACATTACTTTGATAAACACCCTTTGCCGCTGCGCGAGAATCGGTTCGACTCTTTTCGATTTCAGAATAGGCTTTGTTGTTTTCAGCTTCCCTGTCGGCCTTGTCCTGTGCAAGTTGGTCATCAACATAGCCTTTTGCAAACGTATCATCAAATTTAGGGTTAAGTAACTTCTGCCACCAGATATAAATGCCCATCAATTTTTTGACACACCAATCAGAGACATTTGCAAAAACAGATTTGAAACCTATCCATGCCGTTTTCAAAAAAGCAACCGTTTCAATCCAGGCAATCTTGATGCCATAGACGGTGGTGTCCCAAACAAGAATCATCGAATAACCAATTCCGTTCCAGTATTCCAAAAACTTGTTTTTAAATGAAAGCCATATCTCCAATAGAACCTGCTTACCTTTTAAAAACTCCATCTTCAAGGTCAGCCACAGTATTTTTGCAGCAAGGGCAACGTCGCCTTTGGCAAGCGCCTGACTGATGCCATTAAAAGCCTTTGTTGCATCCTGCTTCAATTCAATGAATCTATCACCAAGCCACGAAAGAAGTTTCGCACCATATCCGCTGAAATACAGAAACGCCCCAACGCCCGCGGTCAGTGCGGTGACAATCATTCCGAGCGGCGAGAGTATGAACAGCAGCACCGATTTTAGGATACTAAACGCGCCGAGAACAACGGAGAGGATTTTTGCCGAGAATGTCATAGCAAGTCCGAGTGCATAGAACGCCGCACCAACTGCCGTAATACCGGCCCCGATATACAACGCCATTACGACAACTCCCTTGTTAATTTTAATCCACTCAGTTACCTTGGCCACGACCGCAACTATTTTATCGGCCATATCAGTCAATATGGGAATAAGAGCGGCCCCGACACGAAACAACCCCATTTTCATAACAGCGGTAAGTTTTTTTAATTCATCGTGAAATATCGATGCCGCCTCGGCATCTTCGGTACTCATAATCAGGCCGAGCCGTTTAGCTTCCTCGATTAGTGCGTTTATGCCGCCTTTACCTTTAGCAAACATCGGCAGCAGCTCTGTTCCAGCTTTTCCGAATATCTTCATCGCCAGCGCAGCCCTGTCTGTCGGATTTTTGAGCGAGCCGATACGGTCGGCCAATTCAATGAATTGCCGGTCAGGCGACATTGAGTTTAATTCTTTCGCCGTAAGACCAAGTTGGCCAAGCGCTTCAGCGGCCGTTTTTGTTCCTTTGCCCGCCTCAAAGATACTCCTCTGCATGAACCGGATACCTTTAGCGACATCTTCAATGCTGCCCTCCGTTTGACTTGCGACATAGCTAAGTCCGCTAAGAGCCTCTACGCTCATTCCCGTTTTTGTTGCCATATCAGAAAGGGTATCGCCCATCGCCGCCGCCTTAACAGAAGCGCCCGCCAGAGCGCCAACGATTGAAGCGCCGGCCAGCATAGTACGACGTCCCATTGAAGATACGGTTGCGCCCCATGAACGAAGCGATTTCTCGGCAGAGCGAAGACCGCGAATAAGCGGATTCTTATCGACGAATATCTCGACATACGCCCGACCAGCTTTTATTGCACCAGTATTTGCCATTTTTATTTCGCAATTCCATTAAACGCTTCACGAAGTATTCCAATATTCTCTCGCGTCACTAAAACAGAATCCTTTTTGACAGCGTAGTAAGGATTAAAGTCAGTCGGCCTGAATACCTTACTCTTCTTCGGGTCCCGGTTTATGTTTGCCAGTAACGCCATAAGATTAGAAGCCCTCGACCAGGCATCACGGCCCGCGCCCTCCGACATCCACAAAAGCTCTCGCAGGGTAAGACCGCCAGGGTCAACGCCTATCGCACCAGCTAACTGGTAGATGAGCTCCCAAGTATCTTGGCCAGTTCCGCTTGCGGGTTCATTGCATCGAGCTTCATTCTTACACTCTCTATCGCCATCTCTATCATTGTCTTCTGCGCGGCTACAGCTTTGGCTCTGTCCGGCCTGCCGCGCTTTTGGAAAAAATCGACAAGTTCCTCATAGAGAGCTGTTTGAGCGGCAAGGATAGCATCGCCACCAAGCGCACGTCCGAAATCGACATCAGTAACGCCGAGTGCATCGGCCTGCGGTTTGATTAAACAGTACACAACATCGCAGAGCAGAATCTCATCGGTGCCAAGACGTGTCAGGAGAGGCGGCTCTCCAGCCTCCGGCTCAACAAGATTGACACCAAGTAAATCTCGCACGCGTTTTACGCTGTCGATTGTCATTGCAACCGACCAGGTCTTACCGGCATTATCAGTAAATGCTTTCATTCTATTCCATCCTGTCTTTTAGAAACTCTAAAACAAAAAGAAGTTTTGTATCTCGTCGTTCGTGAAGCGTGAAGCGAAAAACAACGAGATACGCTTCACGAGATACGCTTCACGGGACACGCCTGACTATACACCATCAATTGCCCACGCCTTGTACGTCGTCAGCTTGGCGGTGACATTGTACTTGATAGCCTCAGTGAGCGTTTCGTCCCGGCTGAACTCTGTAATAGACCAATCGCCAACGGGACCTTCCACTCCGGTAGTTGCCTTTGCTCCGGTCAGTACGGCAAGTCCAATTGCGCTGTTGGCAAGCCATGCAGTCCTAAGCGCTATCAGTCCGGCATCACCGGCCTTTGCAACTAAGCCAAATGATACTTCAGCCTCCTTGAGCGTTGGCGCTATCGCTTTCCAGCCAGAGTTTGCGCGGGTAGTAATATCCGCATCACTGGTGCTAATTTTTAGAGATACATCCTGAACGCGGTCTAAAGTAAGCGTAAACGTCGTTAACGCCGCACCTAACGTCGCGTTGTAATACAGTTTCGCATCGATACCGAGCATGAAATCAGGTGTTGTTGCCATTGTTTTTTACTCCTTATAAAATTACTTTTTAATGCTATCTGCCCACATCGCGGGCAGTTTTGGTAAATTCTTATCGAGCGATGGCTTCATATACGGCCGTGCAGCAATGTACGCAGTCTTTGGGCTATTGCTGAAAGCTGACAGCTGATGGCTGATAGCTGCTTTCCCGCCGTATTCAAGAGTATGCGGCGCATCCTTGCCCTTGACACCGCCGAGCTTTGCAGGGCCAACGACAACCGACTGTGTTGATGTATCGTAGCCAAAGAAAATAAATCGTTTCAGTAATCCGGTCTGACTTCTTGGCGGCTGGCCGGGTAAGCTGGTCTTATGTTTCCTGCCGCCTGGTTTAATACTGCTCTTTGCTTCTCTGCGAATAAATGCACCAATTTTACTCAGCACAGAACGAGCCGCCTTGTCCGTAGCAGAAATCACTTCCTTGCTGTCGAAGAACATCTTCTTAAATTGGATTATGCTTTTTGCCATCACCAAATCCATCCGCCACCTGAACCACCGCCACCGGAAACTAATGTTCCCGTTATATCTCCGTGAACAACGCCTTTTTTGACATTAGAGGCGGCAAGTTGCAGCGGGAATTTGTATGTTCCAAACTGGAAGTAGTTACTCTGCTGGGCTGCCAGAATGGTGATTGGCTTGTTGCTGTTGGATGCCTGGCACAAGGCCGTGTTAATCACAGTGGCGTTCTCCAAAGTCACAAGATGCGATGCACCAGGCGAATAAATCCCGTAAGTGTTGGCTCCGTTTCCTGGAGACAAAATGCCTCCGGAAATCTTTACTGTCGGAGTTCCGCTGTAGCACCAGATTCCGTACGGAGCATACCCACCACCTGCAACGCCTCCGGTCACATTGGTTGCTGTGACAATAGCAGCGCCGCTGGTCAGCCAGATAGCGGATTCAGTGCTTCCGATTACATTGGTAACGTTGAGAACGGCAGCTGCACTGAGCTTGATGGCCGCACTGTCCATGCCGTTGCTGCCGTAGGCGTTCACTACCGTGAGCGTGGCTGCAGCGGTGCAGGAAATTCCAATACATGAAGGTCCAGCGGTATTCGTGCCCGCATAGACGTTAGTTGCTTGAATAGAACAGACCACAGCACTGTAAAAACCGTTTGCATCCATGCCGGTTCCGGCCTTGACTGTGGTGAAGATGAACGAAGCGCCAACTCCGGTGTTCTTCACACCATGACAACTCATTCCAGAGTTCCCACCACCTCGGATTTCAGTAATGCTCACCGTTCCAGCGGCTGTATTCAAAAGCCCGAATGCTTCCATGCCGGCTGTGCTTCCAATAAGCACACCGTTGATTATAAAGGCTCCCGTTCCGGAGAATGTAATCAACGTGGCAGTTCCGGCCAACAGCGTTGTAGCAGTTATAGAAAGGCCATTAACGGAACAAGTGATGTTTCCAGTGCCAGTGCTGCTTGCCGCAACGCCAGCGTAAATAGCCGTAAGAGCGGCTGTTGAAACATCCAGGGCGACCGTCTTGCTATTCAAGAAAACTGTATCACCGGCCTCTGGAGCTATACCGAGCGGACTGCCGCCGCTGGCCGCTGCAAACCAGTTACCATCGTTCCATGTGCCGTTTGCTTGTCTATATCTGTCAGCCATTAGATTACCTGTCGAATTTTGTTGATTTCGGCAACAATCGCAACGAGATTTGAATACACCGCGCCAAACTCTTTGCTAATATGCGCGATGTCTGAATCTAATTCAGCTATATTGCCCAGGAAGATTGTTTCCGCATTGCCGCTTTGTTTCCAGATTCCATTGTCATCGACATTGGCCGAAGCAATCACTATCTGAGCCGATGAACGCAATTGTCCATTTATAATCCCTGTCTGAATTATGACTTGCGGAATGAATACCGAGTTCGGAACAACAGGCGCTTTCTGAGTAGGGATGGGAGCGGATACGATTTTTCCATCAATGATGTCTTTTGCTAAGAATACATCCGCTGATTTTGAATCCGATATAATGATGTCTTTTATTTCTTCTGGCATAAAAATTACCTTTCTATATTAAAATTCACATTTTGCGACTACTTACAGCCGCCACATCACTCTTACTTTTGCATCGGCATCCGTTGAATAGAAAAAGAGCTGATTGAGATTCCTCATTATCGGGAGGGCTAAATCTACTGATGGGAGCGGATAGCCAGCTGCATCCGTAACAGCGCTCGACGCACCTATATAGACCGTTGCGGTATTTGCTGTATCCGGTATGACCAGGCATGACTTGCAGGGTATATTCGGCCCCTGGCCTGTGCCGGCTGTAAGCGAAACAAGCGCCGTTCCAAATAAAGTCCCGGTTATCGAGTTGTCATATAGTTCACTTCTCATATTATGATTTTCCTCTTAAAAGATTGTCAACTTCGGCCTGCGTATATAGTTTTTCTGTTTCGTTTTTAACTGCTTTGTCAACTGCGACTTGAACTTCTGAATCTGTGCTTAATGTTTGTACTGCGTGAATTCGAGTTGCTATACCGCCGAGTAACGCCGACACAATAATTGTAGCGACACCCATTTCACCGAAAATTTTATCTGACAACACCTGTGCCTCTTTGTAATTTGTTTCAGCTTCGTTGTTAGCAAGATTAAATGACTTGTCGTCTTTATCGGTCAAATACGCATATTGAGCCTGATTCAACGCATGAACATACTTTATAGCGGCAAGATTCTGCTTAGCACCGGCAAGATTATTGTATCCTAAAGAATTCCTGCCTTTGTTTATCGAAGTCGAAAGACAAGGGTCGTTGTCGAAAATATAACGGTCTGCCAAAATACTTTTATCAGCCGGCATAAATTGGTCTGACAGACAGCCCGCGATAAGTGTCAATGTCGTTATAAAAAACAACACAACTAAAATCACATAATTTTTCACGCCGCGTTCCTTAAAATAATGTCCTTATCTTCAATTACCGGCTCTAAATCGTTCTTAACCGGATACGTTGCTTTTTCACCGAACCATCG